CCGAAGGAAATATCGTGGGATATAGAAGAGGCCAGCGATATGACTGAAGGGTCACAACAACTGGCCTGCACGGGGAACAACTGTGAGCTATGACATAAAGAATATGGAGTAGCCCTCTGATTTACCTACGTCCTCTGGCTTGTCTTTTGGGTCATGGGGCGTAGGTATTCCCTGCGCTTGCATCTTCTTAATACGATCCTTTGACTTTTGACACATAGTGTGGTAGTCGTGGGATGTGTAGCTTACTGTGTGCTTATCGTCGTTCTTCTTCACGGTTTCCTCCGGTTAGCATCCCGACCCCGCCTAGTACTTCAGCAGCGCCTCTGTTTCTTTGTCTTTCAATCTGAACCCCACGTTCGCTAGGCCTAGCAGCAGTAAACGCTTCAAGATCACTACGACTCACCGCACCCTCTCCTGTGGTAACGTTTCGAAGCTGTGGCCCTTCTTGTCCTAATTGACTTCTTAAGTTAAATATGTTAGCCTGCATTGGGGGCGTAACAGCGACCAACCTGTGAGGCAACACCTTTTCAAACTGAGCTATTAAATTAGCACCTTGCTCCCTGCGTGTTGCTTTACGTGCTAGTTTATCACCTTTTGCTACGATGTTCTCTAAAAAGTTATGCTCATCAGACATAACAGCAAAAATGTTACCGTTTGGCTTGACTTTAACTAAATAGTTAATACCGCCTTCTGTGTATGCCCTTCCTTTTTTAGAGTTTGTCAACCAGATTCCGTTTTCCTTGACGTTTTCTAAAGAGTTGCTTTTTTCGCTTAGGGTCCACTTACGCGGCTCGTGTTTTTTCTTTGTCGAATTGTACTTTTTGTTTGCGTCTGAGGTTTTTTTCAGATCCGTCCAGAGTTGTTCTAGTGAAGGTTTATTCTTGTGTTGTTGAAAAGACCTGTATAAATCTCCTACGTAACCCCCGGCCTTGATTATGTCGTTATAGTGGTCCCCTGTTTGAGTTCCTAGCCCCGGCGCTTTTATTAATAAAATTGTACCTTCTGCATCTTTGAATGGAACGTCAGCCCCTTTCGCGTCTGGCGCTTTCCAAACGCTGCCGAAGTGGTCTTCAATAAATTTTAAATCATTAGCGCCCATGCTTGACTTTCGTCCACTGCTTGTGGGGTAAAGTTGACCCTGCTTAATTGCAGAGGCGTATGACCCCGGAGTGTAAGCAAAGTAGTCTGTGACACCTGACTTTTCCATAATCGTTTTAACTTCAGAAGACACGGCCCCACGCCTGCCTGCCTGTTGTCCAATGTGAGAAGTGTACTGAACTTGAGCAGCCGCTTTGTGTATCGCATCGTCAGCTAAGGCTCTGGCTACGTGCCTCTGTGATCCGGGCGTTATGCCCATTTCTTTATATAGCGCCCTAGCTTCAGGGTTAAGGATATATTCTAAACCATCAACAGCCGACCTAGCGCCCCAATTAAACACCCCTGTTATTTTCTGTCTGGTCCCTCTTACTTTGTCAGGACTAACCCCAGATAAAGCAGAGATGGCTTTGTCAGCTTTGGTGTCAGTACCACTGGGGCCATAAAAATTATCAATGTAATTAGCGATAGATGCTGTAGCGCCGCCTCTTCCTGCGTCAGAACCAAAGTAATCTATAGCATCTTGAACTGCCCCACGAACCCTGTTTACTCCTGTTTTCACAAGGCCCACACCTAGTGCGTTCGACGGAGCGAAAGTCATGTCAAAACCAGCGTTTACTAGCTCTTTAGGGATGCGCTGATTAGGCATTTCTTCTTGAGGGTTGCTCATGTTCATGCCAAGGACGCTTGCTCTAGGTATAATAACATCCTCTGTAGTAAACTCTTCTGGGCTGTCACCCAACGCAGAACGCACAGGACGCATCTCTGCTTCTGAAACAGTATCCAGAGTTTCGCCTATAGCACTAAAGCCTGCTTGATATGCTTGAGATTCAGCCTCAAGTGCTTTAGCGTAGTTGTTAGAAAGGCGCTCTAACCACTTCATTAGGTTTCTTCCTGCTCTAGCTCAGACTCAATCTGCTTGAACACAGCGTTGAGATACGTGTAAATCTCTTTACTGTCTCGCTGTAGCATACTACGCTTTACTGGGTCTTGTGTTGCCTGAATTGCTTTTTTAATTTCACCAATCATGTCACGCTTAATGTACGACAGTTTAGCTCTAGCTTTTGCAGGACCGGGACGCTTAAGCTGATTCTTAATAAATGAGTACGGACCTACGACAGCAGTGCCGCCCAAGACAAAGATAGCGTTGTTAATTCTAGATAGCGCACTGTTACCTGCGTATTCATTTAGACCAAGTTCTGCGATAAACCGACCAAAACGTGTCTTGGCTTCCGTAGCCGCCTTAGCATTGAGAGCACCAATGGTAGGAATTACCTTAGACATTTTAGAAAACAAAGTTTCTGCTTCAGGCAATACATCAAATACGGTTTGGTTTATGGCTCTACGAACAGCCATTGCAGCTAAGTTTCTTGTAGTCAGAGACGAACCAGATACATCGTACCCCATCCGGTCTGCTCTATCATCAAACATAGAACTAACGACCCTAAACCCCTGAAGTGTTCCTCCCTGTTCATTAATGATTGCTAAAGCTTCCTTGAACAAGCCAGCTGTTTCTTGCTTTGCCTGTTTTGATGACATAAGTTTAGGATTAGACACCACCATCGCGTCAAACTCAGCCTTCATGTTGGCTCGTAAACTCGCGTCTAATTCGGGCCAGTTTACCTTTTTTTCATTTTTAGCGAGCATCTTCATCAGGCTGGTTTCTAGCTCATCATAGTACCGCTGAAATGCGTTGTGATTTGCCTGTAAAGTTTTGTTGCCAGAGACTCCTGCTGACTTAGCTATGTCAATAATCTCAACTTGTTCTGGTGTGGCAATCTGCTCTTGAATACCCCTGATTCCTTTCGGGTCTTCAGTTAACCTGACCTGTTCAGGGGTTTTCTTGTCACCCACAAATAGGATGTTGTAAACGTCAGAATCACCGCCCCTCAGAGGCAATGCTTCATTACGCATACCAATACGCTCTAGCTTCTTAGGCACAACCCTTTGTTTAATAAGCGGTCCTGTGCCTTTAGTAAAGCCTAAGTCCATGATAGCGACAAGGTTAGCCGCCTCGTTAGGGTAGTTCTGTTGAAACTCTTGCCACGCCTCCATGCCTTCACCAGCAGCAGCCCAAGCCATTTGGCCTGCCTTTGTCTGCATGAGTGCCTGAAACTGCTCTGCGGCTCCTTCTTTCAACCCTTCGGGTAGCATACCTACGCCTTGCTCTGCACCAAACATAACCATTTCAGACGCAGAGTCAAAGATCATTCTAAGGGGCGTAGTAACTGTTTGTAGGAGAACAGAAGGCAGATTAGTAGACTGCCTGTATTGCTCTTTAAGTACTTCAGGATCACTCATAGCAGCGGCAATGCCAGCCACAGTTCCTGCCTGTTGGCTCTGGCTCACTCTCTGCATAGTTTGCGCTTGACGCTCAAGACCTCTTTGGTAAGGCTCAGAGAAAAACCTGTCCCACAGAGACATTTCCTCTGTTTGTACATCAGAGTTGTTTACGTCTACCGCATCAGTTTCAAACGCTCTTTCAAACGCTGATTCATCGTCCATCAGAAGTTCTTTCTTCTGTTCTTCAGACACCAGAGGTTCGCCTTCAGCAGGTACGCCAAAGGCTCTGTCAAATGCTGCCATATCTTCTGCAAGAGACATTACGTTAAGCTCCTACTTTAACAAACTTACCGTTTACCAGCTTGTACACTGTTCCGCTTTTTCCGTTAGGCGCGTAAAACACTGTGCCAGTTTCAGGGTCTTTGTGGTATCCCACAGCCTTGTACTCAGGCGCTGACCAATCAATAGCATCAGCAGGAGCAACACCAGAAGCTAACTGCTGTACATTTAACAGATGCTTCTTAATTGCTTCTAACGCCTTGTTCTGTGCATCAGCCGACATGCCAGTGTAAATAGCATCAATCGTAGACTGTAGTGACATAAATTCAATGTTAGAAATTTGTCCCAAGCCTGTTCCTGATGCTCCTGACTCAGCCGCTAGTCGCTTCATCTCGTTAATCTGGTCAAAGCCAAGTCTAGCTCTAATAGACAACAGTTCTTTCTCTCTGTCGTAAGCTGGAGTTCCGGGGACTGCTGAAGTTACGCCACCAATGAATCCTGTCTCAGTAAAGCCGGGGTCCATTAATGCATCAACGTCTTGAATAAAGCTAGTAGTCTGTGCAATCAAATTAAGAGACGCTTCTTGGCTTGCATCAGTTGTGTCAGGAGGCGGCAACGTACTAATCAACGACCCGTCATCAGCATCTAGGACAGACACTGAACCGTCCTCACGCTCTATTGTTTTAATGCCTTTGCTTGCAGGGGCATCTGCAGGTTTAAACGGACGCTCGTACAGAACTTTTCCAGTTCCCTTCTCCACCAGAGCACCGCCGGGAGATACGGAAACAGTTTCGACGCCACTAGAGGTGGCTCTGCTCTTCAAGTACTCCGCAGGATCAAGAGCGCCAAGGCCGATAGCCTGTAGTGACGCTGTATCGCCGTCTCTCTGAGCAAGTTGAATAGCCTGTTTAGTAAGCAGGTCTTTGCGTCTCTGTGCCGCAAGAGCTTTTGCTTGGTCTTCCATTTGTTGACCGCTTGCTACCAGAGCTGCTGTTTGTTTCTTTCTTGCTTCCTGTTCCTGACGCTGGCGCTCCATACGCATAAGGCCCGGAGTTTGCCCAACACCACGAGCAGCCTCAAACAACCCTTGCTGGTAGCTAGGATTCAGGAGCCCCTGTAAAAATGCTTGTGAAAATTTAGCCATGACTAATGGACTCCTTAACCTATATTAAATATGTCTTCAAAAATGTCTTGAATAGGTATTGAATAACCAGATTCTTTGTCACCTACCGGACTCAACATACCGCCTAACAAGCCTGTACCAATGCCGCCTAGCAAGTTAGCTCTGGCCTGCTCTGCGATCAAGCGAGCCTCAAGACCACTCATCATAGTCTCACCGTACTGACCTGTGCCGAACAATTGAGCCTGCTGTTGCAACTGCGGATAAAGCTGTGCAGCTTGTTGTACGTTGAGCAGCTGTGCTTGTGGTAGATACGCGCCAGACAATGCACCCAGACCTAGCTGCTGTTGTGCTTGTTGCAGACCTAAGCCGCCTGCCAACATACCTTGACCAGCAGTCAGAGATTGAAGCGCACGTTGCTGTTGAGCGTCTCTCATAGCCCCTTCAGCCAACGCTAGGTTGCTGCCTAGTCCTGCAAACTGAGCACCTAATGCTCCCTGCTGTGCTTGTTCTGCCTGTGCTTGTTGTATAGCCGCAAGAGACGCCCTGTTCTGAGCTTCTTCTTGTGCTTGAGCCAAAGCAAATTGCTCTGGTGTGCCACCGTACATTGCTGTTTGAACACCTAAGCGCCCTTGACCAGCCAGCCTTTCTTCCAAAGCCAAACGCTGACGTTGTTCTTCAGGCATCTGTGTAGCTCTGATGCGGTTATATATGTCAGTTTCACGACTAGCCAGAGGAGCTTCAACTTGCCCCATGAACATACCGCCTAAGTTTGCTGCTCGTTGAGCCAGTAACTGTTGATTAAGAATACCGTAAGGATCTTGCTGAAGCTGTTCACGCCCACGAGTCATCAAAGCTAGACCAGCATCTTGTGCTGATGGAGCACCTGCAACCCCGCCAGTAAGACTTGCTTGTGCCTGTCCTAGCAAACTTTGTTGTAGTGCCTGCTCTTGAGGAGACAACTGCATCTGAGTGCCAATACCAGTGACAACTCCTGATGCTGGGTCTACTTGTGGCGTAACACCAAACTGTCCACCAGTAGCAGTCGTGACAGTAAACGGCCTAAACTGAGAAAGACCAAGACCTTCCGCAGCAAGCTGAGTAGTTCCGGGTATCCGCTGTCCTCCAACAGTTGTACCTAGTACAGCCTGCTCACCAATGTCTTGTAGCCTGTCGTAAGCACTTTTAGTAGCTAGACCGCCGCCGACTGCAGTTCCTATACCTGTTAAAGGACCGACTAAATCCTTAATAAAATCTGAAAATGCGCTCATATCGTTTTACCTGCTAAAGCTAATACATTCATTTCCTGCAACGACAAAGAGTACCCGTTAATGTCGGCCTCTAGTCCTACGCTAATTACTGTTCCGTAGCCCGTTGTGTTGATTCCTGTCCTACTAATTACTGTACCCTCTTCAGAAAACTCAGCCACGTTGTACTCAGACTGTCCGTAGAATCCGGGTATTGAAGCACTTGTCCTAAAGGTTCCAGTGTTTATCAAGGCTGAAAAATCATACGACCACTTCAAGTGTATGTCAGAGTTGTTACCACCAATAATAGTAGGTCTAATCTTTTTGAGCATCTTAATCTTCGAGGGATCACCAAACGTCAAACCGGGGCTGTAGTACCTAAAACGATACGGGCTACCTGCGTCCAAGAAGTTTGCATAAGTTCCTAGACCAGATGTAGTTCCAATGTATATATCTCCGTTCCTGTCCCTAGCAAAACTTTTAAAGTTCACACTAGGCCAGCGTGTTACCCTGTACGACCCGTTTTCCAACAAGCCCCTAACGTCAAAACAATAGACTAGATTTAAGTCTGGAAAACACAGTAGGTAAAAGTAATTTTCTGGGCTGTACACAGAACTAACAGGGTCAGTCTTAGCCAGCACGTTTGCAATAATTTCTTGTTTAATGTTTCTGCTCAAGTCTGTAATAGGCAGAGACTTTTCTTGTATGGTCCTGCCAAGGCTACGCAAGCCTGTCTGAGTTAAGAACAACAAATCAGTACCAATGTTCTGTACGCTCTTACGGTCTACACAGCCAACACCCGGAATAGCATCACGTATCTCCATAGATGCAGGGCTTTCTGCGTTAGCGTACACAAGCGTGTTGTTCTCACCAAAGATAATCAACAGCCCGTTGTGTGCTGCAAGAGCTACAACCTTGTCAAACCCGTTAGGCCACGCCTTAGATACATCAATAGAACCACTGGATCCACCAGAAAAGTCGTGTCCCTTGAGCAGATCAGACCAGTAGATTGTGTTGTCATCACTGGCGTTACCTACGCACCACACACGACCATAAGCTGCAACAGCCTCGTTACAGTACTGTGTAGACGCAACAGACGCTCCGCTAACAGCAGACATCTTAGTAACTGCACCTAGTGCGTTGCTGTACACTAGAGGCTCGTAGCCACGCTGGAAAAAGTAAGCGTGATCGTTAAAGTTAATTATCTTCCAATCGTTAGCACTAATCGTATACGAACCCGGAGACGCATCTACCAGAGTAGTTGTACCTGTCATAATCTTGTTGTTACCAGTACTAAAGATTACTTCGTTACCCGCACTGTCGTAAAACTCGTGTATATTGTGCAGGTAGTCAGTACCTAAGACAGTCTTGTCTGTGGTAGCAACAGCATTACCCTTGCGTGAAGCCAAACGACCACGCCTGTCAATAATAGCGTTGTCAGCAACTTCAGCAAAAGATGCGTCCTGTGCTAACGGAGAATCCTCTGTGTTGATCCCCTTGAACGCAGGAGCAACTAAGTTAATACTTTGTAGTGGCTGGGCCATACGTACTCCTACGGGGTGTACCAGATGGTTTCGTCAGGGTGCTTCTGTGCATCCATAGCGATGGCATCTGATAGATACTTGTCAGCAATAGCAAAGTACTCAGGGGTAGACGTACCGCCTGTCTCACCTCGCTCACGCGCCAGCAGTGCTACTGCCATGTGAATTACAGGCTGACTAGGAATAGCCAGTGTATCTGAGTCAGTAGTCATGTCAGTGTTTCTAAGAACAATCTTAGCCTTCAAAGAGTACACACCGTCAGGCTTAGGGTACACATCAATCTGTGAGTCACCGTTGGCATCAACACCGTTAAACGTGTAGTACTCAGGTGCGCCAGAAGCTGGTGTATTAATCAGGTACTGCTCATCAAACCAAGACTGAGGACGGTACTCCATAGTCAAGTTAGACGTATCGTTAATCAGGTGTAGGATCTTACCGTAGTCCTGTGAGCCTGTAAGCGAGTACGTGTAGTCATCAGCAGCTGTGGTAATCGTAAGTGTTGATCTAAGCTGTGACCAATCCCAAGCATTCTCAACAAAGTTCTTAGCGTCATTAATAAAGTCACTAACCATTTTACTGTATGTGTTAGAGTTGACAGTTGTTACTTCGTCCTCTCTCAAACGTCTAAGGACATTGTTTACTAAGTCTAAATATGTCATACAAGATCCTTAAACAAGCTGTTAGTTAACGCCCCTCGTATCATCTTAACGTAGTCTACGTTTTGTACGGACGGCGCAGGGGCCACTGAGGGTAACTGCATAGGGGTATAAGACAACCCTTGTGGTGTACTTGGGGTAAACGCACTACCACCAACGCTGCCCCCAGTTATTGCTCCTGTACCTGTCTGTGCTTGACTAGCGGCGTACGCCTGCGCTTCAGGAGAAATAGAAATGTTATACTCTAGATCTGCAAGGGTTCCTCCAGCGTTTAGCCAATAATTTAACCCCGCTAGTTCTGGGTTTCTGCCTAAGTACTTCTGGTACAGAGCAAAGATAGCGTCTGTAGTTACTTCGTTTGTGGGAGCGGGAGTAGTGGCAGGAGTAGGGGCAGGAGGTGTTGCAGGAGTATCCTGTTGACTAGCAGCGTAGTTCTGTGCTTCTTTAGATATAGAAATGTTGTACTCTATGTCTGCCAGAGTTCCTCCAGAGTTTAGCCAATAATTTAATCCTGCCTGTTCTGCATCCCTGCCTAGATACTTTTGGTACAGAGCGTTAACCTGTTCTGCTGTTGGGCCTGTTGGTTGTGCCGGTGGAGGAGGGGGTGTAGTCGGCGTAGGCGTTTGTCCAGTATCTTGTGAACCTGTGAACATACCTGTGTTAGTATCAAAACTTGGAGGTGATGATGGGTATTCAGAAATAGGACCAAACGGACCTTCAGGAACTGCGGGGTTATCGTCAATTGCTTGAGCAACTGCGTTACCGTCTGCGTATGATTCTGCTCCTTGACCTAGACCGCTATTTAGCCAACCAGCAAACTCAGTACCTGAAGTGTAAAAACGAGCAGGACCAACATATATATAACCATCAGGACCGCCTGCTGAACCGCCTACATATTGAAACTCATCAGGATGGTCAAAGCGGTTTCTACTCTTAATATACTCATCAGCTTCTAAGGCTCTTTGAGAAGGAGTAAAACCAGCTTGAGCCATTTTTTCATACCATATAGACATTATGCTTTATCCTCAAACAGCCTGTTGTTCATTAACCGTGCAATTAATCCATCTAGTTCTTGTGTAGGAGTTGTTAGGCCAGCTGCGTAGTCCACCATAGGGGATGCTTGAATCCCCGGTATAGGCTGTGCTTGATAACTTAAACCGTAAGGATCTGTTGGTTTGTAACCTAGCATACCTTGAGCAGCTAACGGTAAAGCAGCGCCTAACCCATCACCATCACCATCACCATCTCCGTCGCCGTCACCGTCACCAGTACCTGTGCCTGTGCCTGTGCCTGTACCTGTGCCTGTACCTGTGCCTGTACCTGTGCCTGTGCCTGTACCTGTGCCTGTGCCTGT